TCCGGTGTGAGTCTGTATCGGTCTCTAACACGAGGATCGATTCAGTCAAATCGGGCATTGATAACTTAAACGGCTGCTTGGTGGTAACGGGTTAACCAAACCAGGTATCAGCTCTGGCGTTAACTTTGGTGAGATCCCTCTCTATGGCTCCGATTCCCTCGCGGCCTTAAACACGGAAATCACTGAGTTACAGAAAGAATACTCCGAGAAGATAAAGGACTTTAGAAAGCTCTTTTCCTTTGATGTCTCGAAACTCAACACGGGCGAATACAAAGAGCACTCTCTTTCTTTTAAGTTCGCCAACGGCCAAGAGACCTCTATCAAATCGAGTGTGTTTCCTGCTTTGGTGGCGAACGCTGGTTTAATCTCGTCGGTCATTCTGTTTCTTGCGGCCTTGGCTGGGCTTCGCATTGTCATGGGTGGAGGGGATAAATAATGCAATTCTTACTCGATTTATTAGGTGCGATTGGGAATGCCGGTGATACGGTCGTGGAGTTCTTCAAGTCCATCCCCGACTACTTCGAGCAGTTTGTCATTTGGGGCAATGCTTGGTATGTCAAATTAAAGCTTACTTGGCTCATTCTCTCTTTAGAGCTGGCCTACAAAACCGCGGAATACCTGCTTAATGATATTGGCTTTAACGATATGCTCGCGAGCTTCTTTAATGCCTTGCCCGATGAACTGCGTTATTACGCTTTCTTATTCAAAATCCCTCAAGCCATCGGTATTTACTTTAACTGTATGGCTACGGCTTTCGTTTGGAAAATCACAAGGTTTTAATCATGGCGATATTCATTAGAACGGGCGCGAACGGCTCCTATAAATCTGCTTATGTGGCCTACTTTGTCATTTATGAAGCGCTCAAGGCTGGCCGTGTGGTGGTGACCAATTTGGAAGGTATGCAACCTCTCGATGAAATTGAGCGCCGCTTTGATATGCAGTTCCCTAGCACGGCTCGCCTTATCCGTATTTTCAGCAGAGACAAGGACGGTATAGAGCTCTGGCAACACTTCTTTTGCTGGTGTCCGATTGGTGCGCTCATTGTGATTGATGAGTGCCAAGATATTTTCTCTAAGAACATCGGCTTTCGATTTGAGAAAGTCTTTTATCGTCCTTTGGCCGAGTTCCTTCCTAAGCTTCCGTCAGATTATGAGAGTTTCTTTAACTCCCGTTATGTTCCGGCCGATATGTCACAGCTCCAAGCTTGTGAGTCAGATGATAGAGGCGTGGCCGAATACGATTCTGAGGGTCGCATCATTTACCCGCTCTCGTTCAATGAGGGCTTTATGCGTCATCGCAAATACAACTGGGATATTCACTTGCTCTCGCCTGATTGGGGGCAAATTGATTCGGCTATCCGTGCCTGTGCGGAAGAGTGTTATTTCCACAAAGGCCGTGACGCTTACTTTTGGGCGGTGCGTAAACCTTACATCTATAAACACGCCAAGAATACGAGCACGCCAGTTATTCCCAAGGGTAAAGACCCAAACGTCACGACGAAGAAAATTCCGCTTGATGCGTTCTTGCTTTACAAGTCCACATCGACGGGGAACGCGCAGAACGGCAAAGGGGTAAACATGATTTTGAGTAACCCAAAAATCATGGTCGTTCTACTTATTGGCATACTTGGCATGGGGTACTTTCTTTATGGTCTATCCGGTTTGGTTTTTGGTTCTTCTTCGTCGGTGGCGAACACGGCCGCGCAAACGTCTAACACTTCCCCCACTTCTGACCCGTCCACTGTCGGCCATCAAACGAGTGGGCAAAATGCTCCTGCTTTACCTTCTGGTGGGAACGGCGGTCAAGCTAGCGCTCTTTCCCCTGCTCCATCTCATCGGATTGATACCATAAAGCAGATGCTCGGCCTTTATGACTTGCAGAATCTCTATTACACCGGACACACCACGCGCCAATCGGATAAAGGCTTTCAGTTCTTTGTCACTCTTGAGGCCAAAACACCGGAAGGCACTTATTACCTTGATGACTCATTTTTGAGGGCTAACGACATTGCTTATGTGCATTACGATGACTGCTTACTCAAGCTCACCAAGGAAAACATCACTATTAACGTTACCTGCAAGCCGATGCTTCGCGAGCCAGTGGCTGAACTGCAAGGACAGCCGCAGCAAGTGAAGTTAGGCGCGCTATTTTAGAGGTGAACTCATGGAACAAATCGTTATCACGGCCAATCAACTGGCTACGCTCATTGAAGCATCTTATTTCTACAACTTTGTGGCCGTTCTCTCGGCGCTTCTGGTCTATGACGTTCTTGTAGCGTTCTTCACGGTTGGCCTTTCCAACCTAAGAGCCTACCTAGAGAAACGTTCCTCTTCTGAGGAGGATCATTAATGGATCCAATCACCCTGCCCGCTGTGTTTGTCTCTCGATATCTCTTTAATAGTCCGATTGGCGCTTATTCCCGTGTCGGGCCACCGACTTTACTGGAGTTTTACGAGCGCCGCTTTTACTTGGCCAAGATAGAAATGAAGCTTATCAAGCACTTCTATTCCTTATAGAAAGCTTATCCACAAAAACTGTGCATATCTCTTTTGATTGTTGAAACACTTTTCAAGAATCTTGATTTGTGTAACAGATTTCATAATCTTGATTGTTGTAACCTATATCAAGTGGCTTGAAATCTGTTACAGGAATCAATTATGTCATACTGCAGAGCGAGAATGTCCGATGAAACAATGGCTGCCTTTGATGAGTTTCAACGAGAATTAGGCACTGATTACCTTTCAAATCCTGAGTATGCGATGCGTCTTGCTCGCTCTTATATCGACAAGCACCCTGTTTTTCACTTTATTGACGGCATTGGTACACCGCTTTACGTCAATAATGAATGTGCTGAGCGCATCGCTGCCCTTCAAAAGCCCAAACACGGAGGAAAGCGCAAGGGCGCTGGCCGTAAGAAGCAAGAGCCGACTGTCTTAGTTCGCGTTCCTCAGTCTATTGCTGACTTGCTCATCGAGTTCAAATCGGACTATGCCCGTTTGGATGACGAATCAAAGGATCTTATTCGAGAGAATTTGATGGCACTTGTTAAGAACTGCTCCTTAGCTTTACCCGTCCAAGAGTAAGAAAGTCTCTCGCGCCTCAGTGCGCGACTTTCGAGCTTTGCTCGATGCCCCGCAGGGACTAGGCCATAACGGTAGAATCAACAAACGCAAAACGTATGCTACTGCATAGCCGAAACACACCAAGCGTTCGCGGCGGTTCGCTTGATTGCTAAAGCGCGCCAGTCAGTCAAGTGATCATCGATACTCTTGCACCAGAAAAAACACCCTTCGCCCTGCCAAGCCATAAAAGAAGTTTCAGCAAGCGCAGTCGGTAGCAGCATTTTCTCGCGGAACTGGCCACAACTAGGCGCGGCGAGAGTCGAGCAAGCCTCATTCTTTGGGGTTTGTCTTAATTGGTGTGGTGCGCTTAGCGCGCGCACAAGGAGTGGACTACGACGCGGAGCAGCGCAAAGCGCCCACCCCCGAGCTGTATCACGGGGGTAGATTCCACCACACTCCAAGGCTTCAGCGTGTCTTTTCCACCATCGAATAATTTTCCGTTTCTTGCAGCCAAGAAAAAGCCGCCTAAGTCGGCGGCCATTCATTGCAAGCAAAGGTGTCTTTCATCTTGAATCTATCGTTCATCGCAAAGGCTAAACGACAGACTTGCGGCACTCAATACTCTTCTGTATAAAACGCGATGGGCAATAAGATGCTTATGTAATTGTTAGATTTGTTAGTTTCGAAAGTGTCATTACTTGAAATGGTTGCCCTGCTAATTACTGTTATGTTTTGATGCAAAATATAGGAATATTTTATGAGTTATGAACAACCTACATATGGAAGTGAAGCTTTTACATGTCCTCATTGTAATGCTTATGCTGCTATGGAATGGGGTGAGTTACGTGTGAATGGCTATCTTACTCCAGTAAGACAAGCAATCTGCCATAGGTGTCGAAAGATTTCGATCTGGCTCAATGGTTCTGAAGGATATCCTACTAAACTACTTTACCCTTCTTTGTTGACTGCACCATTACCCAATGACGACATGCCGGAGAACTGCCAACAGATATATCTAGAGGCAAGAGAGATAGCTAGTAGCTCGCCTAAAGGAGCAGCTGCGCTTTTGAGGTTATGTGTTCAAGAGTTAATCAAACATTTAGGCGGTGATGGGCAGAACATTAATAAAGATATTGGCAAGTTAGTAGAGTTAGGTCTTCCAGTCAGGATCCAACAGGCACTGGATTACGTTAGAGTAGTTGGTAATAACGCTGTTCATCCAGGAGAGTTATCACTTGATGACAATCCTCAGACAGTTACGACTTTATTTGGATTGATCAATCTTATTGTTGATAATCAAATTACACAGCCAAAGCAGGTAGAAAGTCTATTCCATGGGCTACCAGAAGGAGCCATAGAAGCTGTTAATAAACGAGACAAAAAGGTGTAACAAACTTCTTCAGGGCTTTGGTATTTTTAATGCATTTGAGTTAAATGCTTTATGTCAACTTTACTCGACTTTTGTTTTTGTACCTTAACAAGTTGTTATATGCCTAAGCTCTTATTCAATGGCGTTTTATTTGATATGAAATGCTGTTGGGTGTTTGTAATGAAATTTTTTAAATAAATCCTCAGTTTAGGATGAATTAGATGTCTATTACACAAGTTACTACCGTATCTGATTTTGAAAGTTTGCTTAAAAAAGTTGCAAACGAACAAGAAGACTTTCAGCTTAAAGATATAGATCTTACAAAACTATACCCTGTACTTGGCCTTAAGCTTTCAGGAGATGAAGAGCGCCTCAATGGTCAGCTAACTTCAACAATATGTAAAGGTCTAACTGAGTTTCATCTTGACTTGCAAAAGGCTTATTGTATTGTGCGCTACAATACAGACAATCTTCAAAAGTTGCGTTCAAAAGATAAAAAACAGTTAGAAGTCATCTTCAAGGTAGAATCTGGCTGTACTAATATTATTGCTGACATAACTGCTTTGTTAGAGTCTTTAAAAGACGTAGTGCATAAGGCAACAGATAATATGACAGGTAGACAGAAAACAGCTTTCTTTATCTCCATTGTCTTTAGTATTGGTGGTGCTTATACATTTTTTCATGTCACCTCGGACAAAAAACGTGCTCACCAAATGCCGCTTCCTACTGCCAAAGCTGTCTTGCACAAGATCAAACGTGACTGGCCTCTAGCTCAGATTTCTTATCAGGCTAAGTAAGGTCGCTATCATGGGTGATTTCATCTACTACGACAACGAACCCAACATCGGGATCAACGTGTATTTCGTTTGGGGGCATCGTTTCTTTAAAAACTGGCCTGAGTTTGAGCAATACCTTGCCATTCACTATGGCGCTGACCCATATCAACTGGTTGAAATCACTAACGAAAACTACAACGAATTGCTGTTAAAGGGGGTCTTTCATGCCATGTAAGCACCCTCACCATGACACGGTTCGCCCTGTCAAAGTTGACCACTTGGCTTTTACTTTCGCCTATTCGGACTTGCGCCACTTGGACAAAAGCAACGACCAAGACTTTATCAATCTACAGATGCCTGTTTATCACGAGCCAAAGACCCGAACCAAGGAACAAGGCGCGGTGTGCTCTACCTTGGAACAAATCGAGCATCATATGGAAGCGCACAGAAACAAAGTGTCCAAGATGCTCTTTCATCGCTTTGATTTGTTCATGTCCAAAATCATGGGCTTTCGCTTATCGCCAATGCGTGGTCGTGGCCTTCATGGTTACAACGATTCTATGGTCATTCTCGATATGACCGGACAAGTTGAGTGCGGCCTTGTCGGAATCGGCGGAAACAATGGCACCGTTTTTGTCCAAATCAACGGCACGGGTTGCACCAAGCTTTTCGACCGTATCGAGGCGAAAAGCTCTATTGGTGGCTTGCTCAGTTCTGGGGGTG